CCTTGGGCGTTGTCGTTGCCTGGCTGTGAAGATGGATCAGCATGTCCGCGCCCCGTCCCGAATATCCCTCAGAACCGATCTTGCCATGAAAAGGGCAGATCGCCGAGGAGAAATGTGATCATCTGGGATGGAACACCTAAGCTACTGAATTGATTCAATTCGTGAAAATCCGGCTGGATAGGCTCATAACCTGAAGGTCACAGGTTCAAATCCTGTCCCCGCAACCAAAATATACAATATTATCAAATACTTAAGCTCCGCCCTCGCGGGGACCCTTTTGCCGCCCAACACCCGTGGAAGCACTGTGGAAGCAAGAGGGGCCGAAGGCCTTCATATTGCTTCGCAAAACGCTGCCGGCGATCAAGCGCTTTCACTTGTGTTATACTCAGTGAGAGCTCACAGATCGAATACGTCACGCACCTGTTGCCTGATCTTCGCAGAGTCGATGGCGCCGTCTAGGCGGTTTTCTGAAGTCACAAGGCGTTCGCCTTTATCGTTCTCGAGACCGTTCGGCTCGAGCCCCAACGCCTCCGTGTACCAATTGAGCTTCTTCTCCCATCTGCTCACGTAGGTCGGGTCCGACAACATCCCTAGATGCTCCCAATAGACCGTTACGCCTGTTGCGGGGTCTTCCGCCGTAAAGTCAGGATAACGCTCGATCCCGTCGGCACAGCGAAGTGCTTTCTCGTACTGATAGTCTATGCCCTCCGTGTAGAGTGCGTCAGCCACCACAACCTCTGAGATCGAACGAACAAGTTCGCCTCTTGCCGTGCGATGAACCAGGCCACGTTCAAGGAACGCCCCACTCGGATCGGCCATCATGTCCGGTGCAGCAAAGAGGTTGGTGTAGCGCCGCGCGACCTCCGAATACTTGGAGGATGTGTATGTTCTGAGGTCCGAGGGTTGTCCCTGCACGAACAGGACGACGCCGTCGACTTGGCGGGTAAGTGCGGTATAAATCAACTCCCTGCTCAAGATGAAGCAGGGCTGCGGGATCACGACGAACACCCGGTCGAACTGGCTGCCTTGGCTCTTGTGAACGGTCAGTGCGTAGGCGAGTTCGAGGGCCACCGTGCCATCGTCTCCGAAATCTCCCGGCCAATAAACGAAGGTCCTTCCTGGCTGCGTCCCAAATTCCACGTCTAGACGCTCTGGCGTTCGCCCATTCCAACGGTTCCCGAATCGCGCCTCACCTACGACAATTCCGATTTCTCCGTTGGATACCAACGCCCTGTCACGGCCAAGTGTGCCTCTCAGGGCATTAGTGGTCGACATCACCTTGTCGCCATAGATAATCCGCTCTGCGCCATTAGGGCGTGGAGTTCTTGGCCGACGCCCTTCAGCAAAGCGCAGCGCTTGCCTCCGGAAACGCTCGTGCAAGAAACGGTTAAGTTCTTCGACCCCGTGTTCCTTACCGCGAATAGGCGTCAGCAATTGCCAGCTCTCGCAGCGCTCTGCGGCGCCGGGCCGGTTCCTGTCGGCCCTAGCGGCGTTGAAGAATACACCGTTGTCATTGCCGACACCTCCCAGAGAGACCCCGAAGCCTCGTTCATCTTCGTCGGTTTCGATCTCTGGGATGTTTTGAACGAGCGCTTCCAAGAGCTGGTCCTTCAGATCTTCACCCGTCTGCCACCGGCGAACTTCGACATGGCCATCAGTTTCGCCGAGGGCTATGCGCGCCCAGATTTCGTCGGCTCCAGGATCTGGCGACTCATCGGTGAACCACGAAGCCAAGAGCAGGTCGTCGCGACCCGCGTTACCATTGCCGGTCTGTCGGCGATGCACTGTCAGCTCGGTGTAGCCCGGCCCCACTCGAGGGAACGGTGGCTCTCTGTCGTTTTCCCATGGTCGCAGTTCCCTCGCTAGATCCACCAGCGGCCGACCGGCGCCGATCGGTGGGAGCTGTCTGTGGTCCCCTACAAGGATAACCCGCTTCGGCCCTTTGAGCGCATCGAACACTGCGGCAAGCATGTCCTCCGTGACCATCGAAGCTTCGTCGATGATCACGGTCCCGGCGCCCTCGACTTTTTGAGCGCTCGAGAGGCGATACTGCTGCGTCTCCGGGTCGAAGCGATCGGGCAGCAGGAACTGCGCGATGGTCAGAGCCTTCAGTCCTTCAATGTTCCTTTGCATCTGAACTCGTGCTTTGCCTGTCGGTGCGAGGAGCAGGATTCCATCACCGCGCACCTCCGGCAGATCGCAAAGCATCTGGAGTAGCCGAGTCTTCCCCGTCCCGGCGGGTCCAAGCAGCAGCGAAAAACGCGCCGAAAAGAGTTCTTTGAGCGCAGCCGCTTTCTCCGTCCGCGCGAGCTCTTCTACCACAGCCTCATCGTGGGCGTCGGGCATGTCGCCAAGCGACTGATTGACAAGGTCTCGCCACGCGCGGTCCGTCTCATGTCGCCGGCCTTTCCTGCGTCGGCTCACTTGCTGGCGCAGTAGGTCGTCAATCTTCTGTCGTTGCCCGAATTGCCAGGCGCGGGTTCCGTCTGAAAGCGCCGCATCGACGATCTCTGGTGCCATGACTGGACCCAACAGCGGCAACAAGTCCTTGCTTGGCCGGCAAGGCGGATCGAGTTCGAGCTCTCGGATCCCCTCCAGCACCTCGTCGACAGGCAGCAAAGTATGGCCCTTCGCCTCTGCATCGGCGAGCATGTGAACCGCAAGCGCTCTAACTCTCCTCGGATCCTGATCGCTCTCGAGTCGGCTGATCTCCGGCAAAGGGAATGTTTCGCGCACCGACTCGTCGGGGAACATGCCGCGGTCAATGGTTCCGATCGTTACTGCCTCGAGCCTATGTCTGTCGGTTTCGAAAAGCCGGTAAGGGTTACGGAGGATTTCCTCATCGGTGAGAGACTCTCTGCCCTCGGTGTTGAAGAAGCGAGTCGCCTGTTCGATCGTCAGGTTGAAGCGGGACAAGAGCTTCAAGAGCTCTAACCGCTCGCTTGGCAGAGCGGCGAGCCGTTTCCCGTCGAACGACTGTACTTGGGAGGCGACCTGAGGAGACAGAACCCCGGTTGGATCCTCGAAAGCGCGAAATACGAGCGCCCACGGATCTTCCGTCCATAGGCCGTCGACGCAGTATCGCTGCGCGAGGTCTATCGCGAGCAGAGTGCCGTAACGGATCTCGAACGCGTGTAGCGCGCTGCTGAGTCCCGGAAACGCGCCGCGTAGCTGCCACAGTTCGGAAAGGCGTTCGGAGATCCATTCAAGGTGACGATCCCATGCGCCGGGGATGTGCTTTGCGATTACGCGCACCTTGTCAGCCAGCGAAAGTAGGCTTGCAATGGCGAGGTCGTGGTTGACGTGTTCGGCAACGTTGCTGAACGCCTCGAAGCCTTCGTCAGGAGCGAAGGCGACGAATTCTGATGGGTCGATAGTCCCGTCGCGTTCTGCCAAAGCTATGAGTTCCTGGTAAGGAAGCACGAAGCCCTCAAAGCCGTCGGGACGGATCGAATGAGAAACTGCTCGCTCCCACATGAGGCCGCGTAGCTTTCCGGTCGCATCCTCGCTGTATGCATGCTCTTGGGCAGGTCCAACCGATGTGATGCGCCCGACACCGACCAGCACTCGGCGGGGGTCATCGGTCAATGGTGTACGTTTGGCATATAGAAACACGAGCGACTTTTCGGGTGCCAGCGCGCTGAAGAATGTATCCAGCATAATCTGCTGGTTGACGAAGTCGTTGACCCAGACCGTGTTGAATGCCAGCTGCGGCTCGTGCGAAAGGTCGAAGGCCAGCGCGAGTTCATCGGCGATGGCTTGGGCGTCGTCCTTACGAGTCCAACGAAAGGGGATGGTCTGCACGCTGTACGGAGGCAGGCGAAACTCGTTCTCGGCAAAATGACCGTGGGTCGCCGCCGAAGAGGCGGCGAACGGATGACGGCTACGAAGGGTGTAGCCCTTCGCGTTCAGAGCTGCTCCGCGCTCCGTCAGACATGCCGGAAGTTCGGCCTCGCTAAGATCGGACCAGGCGCTGCCGGCAACGTCTTCCTCGGCAGCAGCATTCCTTTCCTCACGAATCCGTCTGAGCATCATACACCAGCTATTCTTGGAGGGCGCGCTGCAAACTGTCCCAGTCCAGCCCGTGTCGTGCCACGGAACCCGAACCGAGAGGTGTCGTATCGGTAGTTGTCTCGCGCCGTTATGCATCATATCTCTCCTTGGCTCGGGCGTTGCAATTTTCACTTTTCACCAACTCCGCCAAATTCGGAAATCTGTTGATTCGGTTTGTCAAAGGGGCTCCGTCCCTCGGCTCAGGATACTCAGGTAGTCGCTGTACACATACATCCGGCCGCGCTGCTTCCCGGTGACCTCCTGCACGATGCCAAGATCCTCCAGGTGCTGGATGGACTTGGCGATAGTGGGAGGCGAGATGCTCAGCCGCTGCGCCGCTGCAGGGATGCCGATGATCGGCTTCTGCTGAAGCAGCTGGTGGACCCGGAGGGCGGACGCGGCCGGGCGCCCGAGATCCTCGATCCGATGCCGATCGGCTTCGAACAGCGCGAGGATCTCGCGCGCCGCCTCGGATGCCTGCAGAGATGTCTCGGCGATCCCGTCGAGGAAGAACTCAAGCCATGTCTCCCAGTCGCCATTCTCACGGACCTGCTGCAGCAGGTCGTAGTACTGGCGGCGATGCGTCTTGAAGTAGAGGCTGAGATAAAGGATCGGCTCCTTCAGGATGCCCTGCGTGCAGAGAAGGAAGGTGATCAGCAGGCGGCCGAGACGGCCGTTTCCGTCGAGAAACGGATGAATGCTCTCGAACTGCACATGGACCAGCCCGGCCTTGATGAGGGTCGGCATTTCTGGCGTGTCGGTATGGATGAACGCCTCCAGGTCCGACATGAGGTCGAGGACGTTCTCGGGAGGCGGCGGGACGAAGAGCGCATTGCCTGGTCGCGTTCCGCCGATCCAGTTCTGAGAACGCCGGAACTCTCCCGGCTGCTTCGTGCTCCCGCGTCCCTTTTCAAGAAGGATGGCGTGGATCTCCCGGATCAGGCGCAGGGAAAGCGGAAAGCCTTCGCGGATCCTGTCGAGGCCATGGTTCATGGCGGCGACGTAGTTGGAAACCTCCTGCACGTCGTCGAGCGGGACGCCTGGGGCTTTCTCGCTCTCGAACAGCAGCAGGTCGGAAAGCGACGACTGTGTGCCCTCGATCTGTGACGACAGCAACGCTTCCTTGCGAACGTACATGTAAAGGAAAAGCGGCGTGTCAGGCAGGATGGAGGTCACGCCATCGAGCCGGCCGATCGCACGGTTTGCGCGCTCTAGGTGACGGTAGAGCCGTTCCATCCTGACCGGCGGAGACGGCGGCAAGGGTGGAGGCACGAACGCCTCTGCGCGCTCCCCCGCCGTCGAGATCGCTACGAGGCGGCCCAGGCGCGATGGTTCCGCTGCTAACGCCATGGTTGAAAAAGAGTCCTTTCCTTGGCAGACTGATTGAGAAAGGATGGCGTAAAATCCTTTCTTTGTCGTTTTTCTTACGGAAGGTTCCTTGGTTTGTCGAGCGTACATTCCCACAGTCCGCACCGGATTCGGTGCAGGCGCACCCTCTGAACCGCTGGCGCTATGGGACACCAGCGCCTCGGCAAACTGCCCACCCACCGATACCTGCCGGACATCGTCAGGTATCTGGTGAAGGGCGGTACGCCCACGGCACCTTTGGTGGAACAGGTCACCGAAGTGGGCCGGGATGCGCTGAAGCGTGCGCTGAAGGACCCTGTCTTCGTGGAGGCGCTGTGGTTGCTCATACGGTTGCCGCAAGCCGCCGCGTCGAAGGATTTCGGAACGGCTCTCGCCGAGACCGGCATGGGCGCGCAACGGCCGACTTCAGTGGCGGAGCTGATGGTTGCCGTCGACAATGTGCTCGAGCGCGTGCAGCGGCGCGAACATCGGGATGCCACTGACCTTGGCGAGATCGCCCGTCAGGCGGCCCTCACCGCGCTCGGGGATGCTGTGCGAGCCGGGATGCCGATGTGGCCCCCGACGGCGGATGATGTGCAGGCTTCGGTGGCGGCACTGAGGTCACCGGAGAAGTTCGGTGCTTTGGCGCACCACTTTCATGCAAATACCGTGGAACGCGTCATCCACTACTACGTCGATCGGAACCTGCACGAGCTCGTCGGCGCCGATCGCGTTGTGTCGTCGGTCCATGATCTTGCCACATACGATTCGGCGATACGCCGCCATTGCATGGAAGCCGCGCTGATCATGCGTGCCTTCGCCAGGGACTGGCTCGGCAAGAATCAGTACCGGGACGGCAAGGACATATCGAGGAATGATGCAGTTAAATTCTCGGCCTATGCCGTCGAAAAGATCAGTATCGAGCTGAAGAACAGAAGGGGGCCAAAATGAAACGGTGCCTGGTTGAATGTGGCGTACGGCAGGCATCCGAAGAGGGCGCTCTCGCGATGAGCGTGAGCGAGCCCGGCAAGGACGTCAACCTTAGGATCGAATCCATCAGCCGCTCGATGGTCGGGAATATCCCTGACCTTCTGATCGATCTCTTGGAGATCGCGGCTTACGTCTACTGTGCCGATCAGCGCATCAAGCGCGGGACTGAGATGCTCATGGATTACGGGAAGGATTGGTGCCGCAGCCTGACCTTCTCGATCCCCGTACGCCATCCCGAGGTCTGGACTAGGGAAGAGGTGCAGCAACTGCTGGTCGATACGCTCGGCTTTCTTTCCGACGACAGCTACACATTCCGGTTCCGCAAGGCGGAAGCGCCGGTTCAGCCGCGCGATCCCTACTTCCATGAACTCCTCGATGCCTTCCAGGAGAACGACGAGGTGGCGCTGTTCTCGGGCGGCGTCGATTCCTTTGCTGGCGCGGTCAACGACATCGTCACGCTGGGCAAGTCTGTCACCTTGGTTGGCCACTGGTCGGTGCCGAAAGTCCAGAATGTCCAGGCGACCCTGGTCGACGCATTGAAGCAGCGCGGATACGGGCGGCGGCTGTCTTACGTCCCGGTGTGGGTATCGAACACGGACATCAAGCCGGCCGAGTACACCCAGAGAACCCGATCATTTCTCTTCGCGTGCATCGGGCTGGTCGTGGCGCGGATGTCCGGGAAGGATTGCTTCAGCTTCTACGAGAACGGGGTTGTCAGCATCAACCCGCCGCTGGCGGGGGACGTGGTCGGTGGCCGAGCCACGCGCACCACGCATCCCAAGGTACTCCGTGGCCTAGAGGACTTGTTCTCGACCCTCCTCGACCGCCAGATAGAGATCCGAACCCCGCTGCAGTGGCTCACCAAGAAGGAGGTTACCGAGACGATCGCAGCCGCCGGCATGGCTGACATGATCGGGTCCACGGTGAGCTGCACCCGCACGCACAGCCGGACGAGAAGGCACACGCACTGCGGAATATGTTCTCAATGCATCGATCGAAGGTTCGCTGTCTTGGCTGCGGGCTTGGCCGATCATGATCCCGCGGACCAATACAAGAAGGATTTACTCCTGAGCGACCGAAGTGCTGATGACAGCCTTCGAATGGCGATGCACTACGTGTCCTTCTTCAGGAAGGTCGGCTCGATAACGAAGGACCGGTTCCTTGTCGACCTTCCGGAAATTGTCTCGGCGCTTGACCACTTCCCGGATCTGTCAGCCGATGAGGCAAGCGCACATCTTTTCGATCTGTTCCAGCGGCACGCGCGATCCGTGGAAGACGTCATCGCCCGGGCCGGGAGCGAACATGCTGGCCCGCTTTTCCGGGGCGAGGTTCCGGCTGGTTCGCTTCTGGCGACCTGCTTCACTCGCGACCACGTCGAGATCGCACCGAAGTCCGGCTATGATCAGCAGACCACCGATTTCGTCGACCGGCTCAGTACTCCCATCCTCGAGTTCGCGGTGGATCACGATGCCGAGCAGGTGCTTTTTCACGGTGGGCACCGTCTTGAAGGTGCGAACTACCGCTTCGTGAGCGCGCTGATCGAGAATTTCCGGAACGCCAAGCGAACGCGCTCGGAGATCCCGTTCATGCCACCTCACGATGTCGCGGACGAAATCGGCGTATCCGAGCAGTCGATGCGCCAGCAACTGCGCAGGTTGCGGGATTCGCTCGACCCGCTGGCGGTGATGCTCGGGATCCCACTCGACCAGAACAGTTTCATCGAAACCAAGGAACGCGCAGGCTACCGCATCAACCCGGGCTGCCGGGAAATCTCCCTCGGTGACATCCAGCTCCCGAATCCGTCTGCGTCACCGGAATAATCAGCCGACGTCACACGTCGGCGCGCGCGATGTCACGACTTGCCCAGCGAAGCCCCGTTTTTCGGGGCTTTTTTCATGTCGGGATGTCACAAGAAACTACGTGGCTGATCATATAAAAACGAGCGCAAAGCGTTGAAATTGTGCGCATATCCGGGCGCTTGAGCGCGGTCGGGTAGGAGAGGCAATTCAACGGAGTTCCTACATGTCAGTCACACACCTCAACCAGGTCGAGCTTGCGGCTCGATGGAAGATCAGCCCGCGCACGCTGGAGCGTTGGCGCTGGACGGGCGATGGGCCCGCTTTCATCAAGATTGGCGGCCGGGTCGTTTACCGGCTTGAAGACGTCGAGACCTACGAGCGCACACAGCTGCGCGCCAGCACCGCCGACACCACCCCCAAGCCTGCGGCGTGAGGGAGGTGATCATGAATATTCCCAACATCATCACGCTCGATGCGCTGCGGCACATGGCTGTTGGCGAGATCGCGTCGCTGCCGGCGGAGGAGCTTGCGCGGCTGCAGAGTGAAGCAAAGGACGCGCTGCGCTCGGCGAAAAGCCTGCGCGACTGGCTCGATGGCGCCATCGCTCTGAAGTACGGCGATCGCGCGGCGCAGGCACGGCATGACGCCGGGAAAGATACCGGGACCGTGCGCTTCGCCGATGGCGCGGTCACCGTGGTTTCCGACCTCCCGAAGCGGGTCGACTGGGATCAGGACCGACTTGCCGAGCTGGTGGACCGGATCCGCGCCGAGGGTGATGACCCGCAGGCCTATGTCGATGTCATCCTGAAGGTCCCAGAGCGCAAATACACCGCCTGGCCCCCGGCCATCCGCAGCGCGTTCGAGAGCGCGCGCACGGTGCGCACCGGCAAACCGACCTTCCGGCTCGTCCTCGACGGGGAGGCGCCGGCATGACCCTCCCCATCATCAGCGCCGATGCGCGCCTCGCGGAACCCCGCGGCATCAAGGGCTGCATCTTCGGCAAATCGGGTATCGGCAAGACGACGTTGCTGTGGACGCTCGATCCGCAGTCCACGCTTTTCATGGACCTGGAGGCGGGCGATCTCGCGATCGAGGGCTGGCCGGGCGATACGATCCGGCCGCGCACCTGGGCCGAGTGCCGCGACTTCGCGGTCTTCATCGGCGGGCCCAACCCCGCGCTGCGGGACGAGCAGACCTACAGCCCGGCGCATTACGAGGCGGTCTGCGCCAAATTCGGCGATCCGGCGGCGCTGGAGCGTTACCAGACCATCTTCGTCGACTCCATCACCGTGGCGGGACGGCTGTGCTTTCAGTGGTGCAAGGGCCAGCCCGAGGCGGTCTCGGAAAAGACCGGCAAGTCCGATGTCAGGGGCGCCTATGGCCTGCACGGCCGCGAGATGATCGCCTGGCTCACGCATCTTCAGCACACGCGGGCCCGGAATGTCTGGCTGGTTGGGATCCTCGACGAGAAGCTCGATGACTTCAACCGGCGGTATTTCGCGCCGCAGATCGACGGCTCCAAGACCGGCCTCGAACTACCAGGGATCGTCGATGAGGTCATCACGATGGCCGAGCTCGCCGATGAAGGTGGTGCGCCCTACCGGGCCTTCATCTGCCAGACACTGAACCCATGGGGCTACCCGGCCAAGGATCGCTCGGGGCGTCTTGCGCAGCTCGAGGAGCCGCATCTCGGGCGGCTGATGGAGAAGATCCGCCAGCCCGCACCGCCTGCATCCGAGCGCCTGAGCTTCACGCGGCCCGAGGCCGCGCCCGCCCAATCCGACAATTGAACAGATCAGAAAGGACCATCGCAATGTCCGGTTCATGGAACGACTTCAACGACGCCAAGAACAACGCCAACCTCATCCCCAAGGGCACGCTGGCGAAGGTGCGCCTGACCATCCGCCCTGGGGGCTTCGACGATCCCGCACAGGGCTGGACCGGGGGCTACGCCACGCGCGGCAGCACTGGCTCCGTCTATCTCTCGGGCGAGTTCACCGTGCTGGAAGGGCCCTATGCCCGGCGCAAGGTGTTCAGCCTGATCGGGCTTTACAGCCCGAACGGGCCCAACTGGGCCAACATGGGGCGCAGCCTGGTTCGTGGCATCCTCAACTCCGCACGCGGCATCTCGGACAAGGACAACTCGCCCGAAGCGCAGGCGGCGCGGCGCATCAACGGCTTCGGTGATCTCGACGGTATCGAGTTTGTCGCCCGGATCGATATCGGCTCCGACACCAACGGTGACGACAAGAACGAGATCCGCGGTGCCATCACCCCCGACCACAAGGACTATGCAGGCCTGATGGGGGCGGCACCGCGCCAGGCGCCCACAGCGCCCGCGCAGCCCTCGGCCGCACCGCAAGCCCCGACCGGCGCCCCAGGGCGCCCGTCCTGGGCGCAGTGAGGGGGGTGCGGTCATGCTGCTTCGCCCCCGCCAGAAACAGTTCGTCGAGCGCAGCCTGTCTGCGCTCCACACCCACGGCAACGCGCTCGGCGTCGCGCCGACCGGTGCCGGCAAGACCATCATGCTGTCCGCGGTCGCAGGCCGCGCAGTCGGCGGCACCGATGCAAAGGCCTGCGTGCTGGCGCATCGTGACGAGCTGACCAGCCAGAACCGCTCCAAGTTCGTGCGGGTCAACCCGGATATCTCGACCTCGGTGGTGGACGCCCGCGAGAAGGCCTGGAACGGCCAGGTCACCTTCGCGATGGTGCCCACGCTGGCGCGCAGCGGCAATCTGGAAGCGCTGCCCACGCTCGATCTGCTGGTGATCGACGAGGCCCACCATGCAGCGGCGGAAAGTTATCGCCGGATCATCGACCGCGCGCGCGACCGCAACCCGGATTGCCGGATCTACGGCGTGACGGTCACGCCCAACCGGGGTGATCGCAAGGGGCTGCGCCCGGTCTTCTCTAATGTCGCTGACCAGATCAGGATCGGCGAGTTGATCGCATCCGGGCACCTGGTTCCGCCGCGCACCTTCGTCATTGATGTCGGCGTGCAGCACCAGCTGGGGCAGGTCCGCAAGACCGTGGACGATTTCGACATGGACGCGGTGGATGCGATCATGAACCGCGCGCCCGTGACCGATGCCGTCATTCGCCACTGGCAGGAGAAGGCGGGTGATCGCCAGACCGTGGTGTTCTGCTCGACCGTCGATCACGCGCGCAACGTGGCTGCGGCCTTCGCGGCGGCCGGGGCGCCCTCCGGGCTGGTCCACGGTGACATGGGGGCTGCGGAACGGCGCGCAACGCTCAGTGCCTATGCAGCGGGCGAGCTGAGGGTCGTCGTCAATGTCGCGGTGCTGACCGAGGGCTGGGACCATCCGCCCACCTCCTGCGTCGTGCTGCTGCGCCCCAGCTCCTACAAGTCGACCATGATCCAGATGATCGGGCGCGGGCTGCGCACCGTGGACCCGGCCGAGCATCCTGGCGTGATCAAGAGCGACTGCATCGTCCTCGATTTCGGCACATCGACGCTGATGCACGGGGCGCTGGAGCAGGATGTCGATCTCGACGGGCGGGAAGCGTCCGGCGAGGCGCCCAGCAAGGAATGTCCCGACTGCGGTGCCGAGGTGCCGATCGCCACCATGGAATGCCCGCTCTGCGGCCATCTCTGGGAGCGCGACGAGGATGCCGGGGCCGAGCCGCTGGGCGCCTTCGTGATGTCCGAGATCGATCTGCTGAAGCGGTCCAGCTTCCGCTGGGTAGACCTCTTCGGCGACGATGGCGCGCTGATTGCCAATGGGTTCAGCGCCTGGGGCGGCGTCTTCTTTCTCAATGGCCGCTGGTACGGGGTCGGGGGCTTGCCGCGCGAACACCCAAGGCTTCTGGCGGTGGGCGAACGCACTATCTGTCTGGCCGCGGCCGATGACTGGCTCAATGAACATGAGAGCGACGAGAGCGCCCACAAGACCCGTCGCTGGCTGAACCAGCCGCCCACGGACAAGCAGCTCGCCTGGCTGCCGGCCGAGTATCGGCAGGATTTCGGGCTCACGCGCTATCAGGCCTCGGCGCTGCTGTCCTTCCGCTTCAACCGTGCAGCGATCCGCGCGCTAGTGTTCGGGGCCGAGGGTGCGGTCACCGATGCAATCGGGAGGGCGGCATGAGCCATGGTGTCATCATCCCGACTTTCCGCCGCGGACCGGCATCGGCTCTGGCATCCGCGTGGCACGCTCTGTGCTTTCTGTGGGCAACTCCCGCGTGGATTTGGCTGGCGCGATCCGGTGCCATCGAGGCGGCCCCGATCCTCGGTCTGGTTCTGCTCGATGGCTTGCCAGAGCTGGTGGACGCGCTCGGTGCGCAGGTGTGTCGGCATGGTTGATCTCACCGAGGAAGAGCGCGCCGCCGTCACCGCGACCATGAAGCGGATCGCGCTGCTGATGGACGAGATCGGCTGGCAGACAGCGCTGGGCGATCTGACCGAGGCGCAGGTGCGCGCACTGATCGAGGAAGCCGTCGAGGGCTTCCGCGAGGCCATGTCCGACATCGCTCGGTTACAGACACCGGAGGTGCCGTTTTGACGCTGGATTACAACCATCGCTCCGGCATCGCCGAGCGCATCAATGCGGCCGTGGATGCCGCCCTCGAGGCCGAGCGCGCGGAAACGCCTCAGCGCGACTACCTTGGCGGCTCGCGGCTGGGCCATCCCTGTGAACGGGCGCTGCAGTTCGAGTTCGCGGGCGCGCCCAAGGACGAGGGAGGGGATTTCACCGGCCAGTCGCTGCGGATCTTTGCGATCGGGCATCAGCTCGAGGATCTCGCCATCCGCTGGCTGCGGGCGGCCGGGCTCGATCTCTACACACGCAAGGGCAATCGCCCCGACGGCGCGCAGTTCGGGTTCAAAGTCGCCGGCGGGCGCATCCGGGGCCATGTTGACGGGATCATCGCCGATGCCCCGGCGGCGCTGGGCCTGCGCACCCCGGCGCTGTGGGAATGCAAGACCATGAACGCCAGGAACTGGCGCGATACGGTTGCCAGGGGCGTGAGTGTCGCCAAGCCGGTATATGCCGCGCAGATCGCGCTCTATCAGGCCTACATGGAAGGGACGGTGCCGGGCATCTCGGCCGCGCCCGCGCTCTTCACGGCGATCAACAAGGACACGGCCGAGCTGCACCACGAGCTGGTGCCCTTCGACGCCGACCTTGCGCAGCGCATGTCGGATCGCGGCGTGCGGATCCTGCAGGCGACTGATGCCGGCGAGTTGCTGCCGCGCATAGCCCGTAACCCCGATTTCTTCGAGTGCCGCTTCTGCCCCTGGTCCGAGCGCTGCTGGAGCCTGCCGGCATGAGCGACGACACGATCATCCATTTCAATCCCTGGCGGGATTTCAACGACGCCGCGTCCACACCGGACGCGTTCGGTGTCGAGCCCGACCCCGCACAGATCGCTGCGTTTCTCGATGTGGTCTTCGGCTATTGCGAGGGCCTCATCCCGGTGCGCGGCTTCGTGGACAAGGGGCAAGGCTTCGACGGGCGCCCGCACAACATCTGGATCCCGGCGGACGGCACGGCGCCCGAGAAGATGGCGACCTTCGCGAACTGGGCCTGGCGGGAAGGTGCCGCTGTCTATGTGATCCCCGGCACCGTTGCCGCACAGGGTGAGGCGCGCGCAGTCGATGTGCTGCAGATGCAGACCATCGTCGTCGATCTCGATACCGGCGACATCGCGGCCAAGCTCGCGCATCTGCGCCACTATCTGGGCCGTCCGACGCTGGTCGTCGAAAGTGGGGGGCGCACGCCCGAGGGGCGCGACAAGCTGCATGTCTGGTGGCGGCTCAGCGAGCCGGTTGAAGGCGCGGATGTGGCCGAGGTCAGCCGGCTGCGCGGCGAGATTGCCGCCAAGGTCGGCGGCGACACGCATTTCCGCTCGGCGCATCAGCCTATCCGCGTCGCTGGCAGCGTCTATCACAAGGGGGGCTTCCAGCGGATCGTCCGCATCGCCGAGCGGGCCAATCACGAGGTTGATCTTGCCGAATTCGCCGAGGCCGTGGCGGACATGCCGCCGCTCGATGGCATCGCGCAGACCACGGCACCTTCCGCCGATAAGCCCTCCATCGACGCGGTCCTCACCAACCCCGTCCGCGCGGCGGGTGAGGATGACTGGACCCGGTTTCAGGGCGCCAGTGCGGCCATCGGCCACTATCTGCGGCTGGTGCATGAGGGGCGCCTGTCGGGGCCCGAGGGCTGGGAGGCGATCTGCGGCTACAATGCAGCCATGCTGCGCCCGAGCTGGCCGCTCGACCGGCTTAAGCGCGAGACCGAGCGGCTCTGGGCCCTGCATGTCGCGCGCAATGGCCCGGCGCAGGCGGCGCGACAGGCGCCAAGGGTCGAGGCGTTCACGCTTGGTGCGCTGCTCGATGACACCAGCCCCATGCCCGACGATATCATCGCCCCGCGAGTTCTGACGCCGGGCGGATTGCTGGTGCTGGGCGGGGCGCCCAAGGTCGGCAAGAGCGATTTTCTGATTTCCTGGCTCGTGCACATGGCCGCAGGCGTGTCGTTTCTCGGCTTCACGCCGCCGCGCCCCTTGCGCGTGTTCTACCTGCAGGCCGAAATCCAGTATCACTATTTGCGCGAGCGTCTGCAGGCCCTCGGGCTGGAGCCGCATCTGCTGGCTGCGGCGCGCGACGGGTTCGTGGCCACGCCGAAGCTCAAGCTCCTGCTGGACAGCAACGGCCTGCCGAATGTCATCGAGGCGGTGCGCGGCGCCTTTGGTGACCCGCCGGTCGACATTCTCTGCATCGACCCGATCCGCAATATCTTCGATGGCGGGCCGGACGGTGGCGGCGAGAACGACAACGCCGCGATGATGTTCTTCCTGCAGGAGCGCATCGAGCCGCTGCGCGAAGCGGTCAACCCCGATTGCGGCGTGATCCTGGCTCACCACACGCGCAAGCTCGGTAAGACGCAGCTGCGGGAGGACCCGTTTCTGGCCCTTTCTGGTGCCAGCGCGCTGCGCGGGTTCTACACCTCCGGCCTGATCCTGCATCGCCTGGATGAGGAACGCCCCGAGCGCCGCCTCGAGATCGAGCTGCGCAATGGACCGGCGCTGCCTTCGAAGCTGATCGACAAGCGCGCCGGCTGCTGGGTGGAACTCGACCCTTCCGGTGAACGCATCGTGCGGCGCGATTTCGGCGAGAAGCTCGATGCCGAGCGCATGCGCAAGCGGGATGTGATCCTGCAGCTTCTGCTCGACGAGGCCGGGCGCGGCAAACTCTACACCGCGCTGCAATTCGCCGAGAGATACGAGAACCAGGCAGGGCTGGGTGGCAAGGACACGATCCGCGACCGCATCAGCGTGCTGGCCACGAAAGGCGACATCAAGTTCGTCCGCGACGGCCGCCCCTTCGGCCTGCCGCGCTCCACCTCCAAATTCGGCTATCTCTGCGTCGAGGGCATGGTGTTTCCGTCCGACAGCGGGCTTGTCGATCCCGAGACCGGCGAGATCCACGCCGGTGGCATCCCCGTCCTGCCCAGCACCTACAAATGCCCGCAGAGCGGTGCCCCGCTGCCCGTCGAGAACCCCGCTGTCTGGGTCTATCCGGAGGGCGAGGCATGACGCATCGGCCCTACGCACAAGCGCGCAGATTCAAGTTGGGAGAGTTGGGAAACGCCTTCCCAACTGGTTGCGCAGGCTCGCTCAGGGCTTCGGCGGATCACGCGGATTCAAGTTGGGAAGGGTTTTCCCAACTACCTGCGCATGGCTGCGATGGCGCCCGTCGGGATACGCAGATTCAAGTTGGGAAAGCATCACTCGCGCAGCGCGTTCCCAACTTGGAATTTCTCATGTTTTGCAGGCCCTTACGGCTCGTTTCAAGTTGTGGGGGTGAAAGCCACCCCCTTCGGGGGTGGGGAGAACGCCGCAAGGCGGGTTCTCCACTCCCACCCCCGGGGGCGTCGCGCGCGCGTGCTGCTGCCCCTGCCTTTCCATCCACCACACGGGAGATGTTCGCCATGAACCTTTCAACTGCTGCAATGCCCACAACCGATGCCCGGTCGATCCAGTCCATCGGCTCGGCACCGGGACGCCCCATCCTGGCCCTCGATCTCGGCACCACTACCGGCTGGGCGCTCCGCGACGCGGACGGGCTGATCCTCAGCGGCACGGCCAGTTTCCGCCCCGGGCGCTTCGATGGGGGCGGGATGCGCTTCCTGCGCTTCACCAACTGGCTCACCGAGATCGACCGCCTGTCGGGACCGATCGCCACGATCTGGTTCGAGGAGGTCCGTCGCCACGCCGCAACTGACGCGGCCCATGTCTATGGCGGGCTCATGGCCACGCTCACTTCTTGGGCCGAGCTGCGGGGCGTGCCTTATCAGGGCGTGCCGGTCGGCACCATCAAGCGCCACGCC